CGCACATGTTTGCAGATGAGGTTCCTAGCCAAAACCAATGGTTCATGCCATCAACAGGCGGTACTCATGCAGGTGCTAGTGCTCCTGTTAACACAGACAGCGTTACTTACACTGAAATCCTTACTGGTGCTGATGCAGGGTATACCCCTACAGCTTATGGTACACAGACTTTAACAGTTGATGAAGGTAGTGCAGTTAACCTTGCTATTGACCCTGCAGGTGCTAACTGGACAACTACTATTAGTGGTCAACCAGCTGGCTTTACTTTGTCAAATGGCAACCTTGTAGGTACTGCTCCTGAAGTAACAGGCATTATCTCAAACAACGCTTCTGATGATTATGTTATAACAGTAACTCGTAGTAACATCTTTGGTACTTCTACAGGTACACTTACCCTAACAGTTAATAACCTAACACAGACTATTACGGCTATTAGTGGCTTTACTCACAAACCAGAGACTATCACTATGGTAGATTCTGATACACTAGAAGCTGGTTCTGTAGTTACTATCGATGATAGCCTTGAGCAAGGTAAACGTATGGTGTTCAGTGCAGCATTCATTCAAGGATTGTTTGACGACATAGCGAATTCAGGTTCATCCCATTCTGTAACTATTGGTGTTTTAAAGACAGGGCTGTATGGTTCGCAGTGGACAAATCACAGCTCCGCTAACATTCAACTTGGTTGGAGACTACACAAATCAAGCAATAATAAGTACGTAAGCGTTATCTACAATGGTGATGGAATAAGCAGTACTAACTTCGGCGTCCCTACCTTTAACCGTGACCTAGTAATGTTCCATGACACCGCAAGCAATAAGCTTCATATGACACATCATGGTGTTACAGGTGGTACAGGTGAAACTATGGATACACCTACAGTTATATCTAATCTCCACATGACCCCTGGTTCTAGTGATGTAGACATAACAATCGGTCTGTCTATAGGTTCAAACACAGATGTTGATATTACAACTACAGGTATCACGCAAGTAGATAACCCTTCTCTGGGTGCTACAGCATGGACTAAGGCTGTTGACTTTGGTGGTTATGCTGACTCAATGGAAACCGGTGGCAGTAATAATTATGGAAGTCCTTTGAAGATGTATCATTCGGGTGGTGCAGTATCTCCTAACACAAACGCAAGTTTGACTGTTCCTAACATTTCGACCAATACAACGAACCCTTGGAGTACTGCTTGTGTATTCAAGCCAGGAGGACAAGGCCCTCAACAAGGTACTCTTGGTGGTACAATTTGGGGTGTAGTTAATAGTTACAGCCACTATCACAACATTCGTTTGGTAGAGCAAGATGGACATATCTGGTTCAAGTGGGGTTATAAGAACTCTGAAAACAAAATCAGAATCATTGAAAACGCAAGCACAAGTACTTGGTACGGCGTTTATGTTGGCTTTAGAGGTCAGAAAAGCGCTACACCTAGTGCGGCGTTCTTAGGACAAGCTTTTGACATTCATGTAATGAGCAATGCTGATGGTTGGGGTTCTGCAGGTTCGGATATCTCTACTGCGGCTGAGTGGGCTTTAAGCCATAACACTACAGGTCAGAGTATGACTCAAGCTATGACTGCAACTGGTTTCAAGATGGGTAATGCGTTTGGTACTACTGGTCACTATGAGTTCAACGGCAAGATTGCTAGTTGTGTTGTAACAACTGAACGTGCTGCAGTGCTTCTTCCAGATGCTACTGAAATTAAAACCATGATTACTGACCCAGCGACTTGGTTAGCTGACCTTGACGGTACTACTAGACGTAGTTATTATGGTCCAAACTTCACCTTTAATTCTGGTGGTTCAGACATATCTTCGGCTCTGTCTACTCACGTTTACTTGATGGGTGATGGTGATAATGATAGTTATAGCAACAACATTAGAAACCAAACACACCCTACCGATACAAACTATAGCGATTTAGAATTCGGTAACATGGTATCGAATGACATTGAGACTGTAAACATTCCAGGTCTATCATAACCTAATAAAAATTTTGCGTAGCCCTTCGGGGCTGCGTACTAACTATTTTACTTAAATACCAGCTGAGGCTCGTAGAAAGGAAAACAAATGCCTAGAAGCAGAATTAATTCTCGCTCTAAGGACTTAATCAAGGACAACGGAGCAATACTCCTTTCCGTAGTGAAAGGTGAACAGGTTCATTTCGATGTTACTCTATCTTGGCTGACTAACCTGTCTGGCTACACAATCACAGCAAAGATTGTAGAAGCTGATGTATCAGGTTTAGACACAGATAGTGATAACGATGAATTGCCAACCTCTAAACAGTCTGGTGGTCAAGTACGCACATTAACAACTATTGATGCTACTATCACAGACAATAAGTTTAAAATCGTAATTCCAGAGGACTTAGTTGATAGCTATGTCACTCAGCCTACCCCAGAGCACCCAGTGTATGGATGGTTTGGTTTGGAAATTAAAGATACTGGTGTTGGTAACCAACAACAAATTTGGAAACCGATGCGTGGTCTTGTAGAGATATTGTACTCCCCTTCTGAGGAGACGTAAAAATGCCAGAGTTTAATATTTCCCTGTCTCGTACAGGTGGACAAGGCTCTAAAGGTGATTCGGTAACTGCAGTTAACATGGATGCTAATGGTAATTTTATATTTACTATTACTAAAGCGGATGGTAGCACTTCTAATTTAAATGCAGGTAACTTAGACGAACACTTTAATATAGACCAAATATCTGATATTACAATAACCAACCCACAAGAGGGCGATGTTCTTATTTATGATGGCACAGCTGCTGACTTTAAGAACCACCAACTAACAACTACAAAGCTTCTCGATGTAGATAACTCAGGGAAAGCAGAAGGTGCCGTATTAGTATACGACAATGCATCTTCTAAGTACCAAGCTACTACTCGTATCGAGAAACAAGAAACACACATTATTGGAGGCTCATTCTAATGGCAACTAAAATTCTATTGAAAAAGAGCGTTACAGGTGGTTCATCCCCTTTAACCTCAGACCTAGACCAAGGTGAATTGGCGGTTAACCTCGTTGACCGTAAAATCTATACTAAAAACTCAGCTAATGCTATTGTAGAAATTACAGGCGCATACGTTGATAGTGTCGCTCCGGCTAACCCTGTTGAGGGTGACGTATGGTACGATACAGCAAATAATCTTCTTAAAGCCTATAATGGTTCAAGCTTTGAATCAGCGGGTTATCAAACTCTGGGTGCATTAGAAGATGTTACTCTTACTTCTATTGCTTCAGGTGACCACTTAACTTGGAACGGTACTGCTTTTGTAAACAGTAATCTTGAAACAGATGTTGAAGGATTCTTTACAGCTGCTAACACTGGAACAGGTCATGGTGACTTGTCTTATGCTAACGGCGTATACACATTTGACCGTGTAACTGCTGCTGAAATCCGTGGTGAGTTATCTCACGTTGATGCTGGTGGCGATGGCTCTTTTGCTTATGACGATGCAACAGGTGTTATGACTTACACAGGGCCAAGTTCTGCAGAAGTACGTGCTCATCTTTCAGGTGGTACAGGTGTTACTTATACTGCTGGAACTGGTGTTATTGAAATCGGACAGCCAGTAGCAACTACTGACAATGTTACTTTTGCTAAAGTTACAACTAGCCTTATTGAAGGTGGTTCAGTAATCACTATTGACCCTGCGGGTATTGGTGATAACACTGGTGAAGTTATTATTGCAGGTGACTTGACGGTACAAGGTACAACAACTTCTGTTAACTCAACTCAGGTTGAGATTGGTGACTCTGTTATCTTACTTAATGCTCTTGAAACAGGTTCCCCTTCACAACCAGCAGGGTTTGAAGTTGAGCGTGGTACTGAGGCTAACAAGTCTTTCGTCTGGAATGAGTCAGATGACAAGTGGTCTTTGGAAAACGAAGAACTATACAATGTAATTATTGACGGTGGCAGCTACTAAGCCCGTACAATACTTTTTAGGGGCGGCTCTATAGTCGCTCCTTCCTCCAACCTAGGAGAATATGCCCAATGGCAACTAAAATTATTCATAAGAAATCCTCGGTAGCTGGCAAAATTCCTTTAGCTAGTGACCTTGAGGTAGGCGAGATAGCCTTAAACTTAGAAGACAAATTAATATATTCAAAACAGACTGATGGTACTGTTGTAGAAATGTCACCGTCTGAGTCATCTTCTGTATCTACAGGTTCTTGGACTCTAGGTAGCTCAACTACTGTAGGATGGGCGGTTACTGAGGCAGGTGGTGTACTAGTTTGGAAATACGGTACTACTGTTGCTTTCCAAATTGACAATAACGGTAACGTTACTATTGCTGGTGATGTATATTTAAATCAGGCAATAGGTGGTAACACTGACTCTGAAATAACAGGCACAGATTGGGGATACCATGAAGATGGTACTAACTTCTACTTTCAAAGAGGTTCTACAAACTTAATGCGTATCACATCTACTGGTGACTTGTATATTGCAGGTGACTTAGATAGTGACGCAACTATTACATCAGGTACGGCAACGAGCTACTACTTTACTTCTGTTGGTGGTGCTAATCTTGAAATCACAAGCGCAGGGGATGTAAACATCTCTGGCGACATAAGCACATCATAAGGGGGTTAATATGTCTGAATACAAAATTACAGCAAGTAACCTCTATAGCGTCTCACAAGATATAGACGAAATTGAAGTTAAGATAGAGCCTCATGAGTTTAAGATTGAGCTAGCAAGAGTCGGTGCAGCAGGTGCAGCTAATACTGTTGATACCTTTGTTGAGAGCGCATCTATAAACGCTAATCGTGAACTAATACTTGTTACTAACTATGGTGCAACAGTTAATGCTGGAGTTATCAATCAGTTCTCTATGGGAGACTTTGATATAGCCCTAGATGGTAGTGACTTGGCATTCACTCACAATGGTACGAAAATCATGACATTAGACTCTTCAGGAAACCTCAAGGTTGCCGGAGATGTCGATTCAAACAACACATTCTAACCGCTAATAGTAAAGGAATACGAAGATGGCAGTTAAAATTACAGGTACTACAGTTATTAATGATAGCCGTAATATCGAAAACATTACAACAATCAACGGAACCGCTTGGGCCACTGTTGTTTCAAACGCTTTAGAAGGTACTGAAGTTGACCTTAATGAGTTAACAGACGTTACTATTGGTACTCTAGCTACTGGCCAAGTTGTACAATACAACGGAACATCTTGGGTAAACACAGGATTAGACTTTACAGATATTGCTAGCACTATCGCAGATGCTCAAGTTCCAGCTTCAGCTGTGACTCAGCACCAAGCGGCTTTAAGCATTACTGAATCACAAATATCTGACTTAACTTCTTATGAGCCAGCCGATGCTACTATTCTTAAGGATGCAGACATTGGTTCAACAGTTCAAGCCTTCGATGCTAACTATGTAGTAGATGCCACTTACGTTAAAACAGATGAAAACTTTACTACTGCAGACCATTCTAAGTTAGATGGCATTGAAGCTAACGCTACAGCAGACCAAACTGGTGCTGAAATCAAGGCTCTTTATGAAGCAGAAGCCAATGCCTACACCGATGCTTTAAATACTAAGCTTGCAGGTATTGAGACAGGCGCTACAGCTGACCAGACTGGTGCAGAGATTAAAGCCCTATACGAAGCAGAAGCTGATGCCTTTGTTGCAGCTGACCGCACCAAGTTAGACTTTATTGAAGCAGCAGCAGATGTTACTGACTCTGTTAATGTTACTGCAGCCGGTGCCCTTATGGACTCTGAGGTAACTAACCTTGCAGCAGTTAAATCATTTGACCCTGCCGACTATCAAGCAGCAGGTTCTTATGAGCCAGCAGACTCTACTATTCTTAAAGATGCTGACATTGGTGTTAACGTTCAAGCTTTCAATGCTAACTATGTTGTTGATGCTACCTATGTTAAAACTGATGAAAACTTTACAACAGCTGACCACAGCAAATTAGATGGTATCGAAGCTGCAGCGACTGCTGACCAGACTGGTGCAGAGATTAAAGCCTTGTATGAAGCTGAAACTAACGCTTATACCGATGCTTTGAATACTAAGCTTTCAGGAATTGAGACAGCAGCTACAGCTGACCAAACAGGCGCTGAGATTAAATCTCTTTATGAAGGTCAATCTGACACTAACGCTTATGACGATGCTGCTGTTGCTAAACTTGCAGGTATTGAAGCTAATGCTACGGCAGACCAGACTGCGGGTGAAATCCGTGCTCTTGTTGCTTCTGCTACTGACTCTCAAGTGTTTACAGATGCAGACCACACCAAGCTAAACGGTATTGAAGCTTTAGCTGACGTTACTGATACAGATAATGTTGTTGCCGCTCTTAGCGCAGGAACAGGTGTAAGCATTAGTGCAGGTGGTGAAGTTGCCGTTACTGCTGTTGCTTTAACAACTGTTCAAACTGCAGCTAGTCAGTCTGCTCAATTAGCTTTGACTGCCCAAGAAGGTGACATTGTAGTTCGCTCAGACGAGAATAAGTCTTATGTCCACAATGGCGGCTCAGCGGGTACTATGGGTGACTACACCCTCTTGGCAACCCCAACAGACGGAGTACTCTCAGTTAATGGTGCTACAGGTGCAGTTGTTCTTTCTAACGCTACTACTGGCGCTGACGGTCTTATGTCGTCTAGTGATAAAACAAAGTTAAACGGTATTGAAGCTTTAGCTGATGTAACAGATACAGCTAATGTAACTGCTGCAGGTGCCTTAATGGACTCTGAAATAACTCACTTAAATGAAGTTAAAGCATTTGACCCAAATAATTATGCTACTTCTGCACAAGGTTCTAAAGCAGATTCTGCATTACAGAGTGTTGCATTTAGTGACCTAACATCTACACCAACAACTGTTGCAGGATACGGTATCACAGATATTTCTACTGACCTTGTGTCAGATACTTCGCCGCAACTTGGTGGTGCGCTACAGTTTAATGGAAACAATATCCAAGCGAATGACAGCACAAGCTCTGTAAATAACAGAATACAGCTTGGAACATCACAAGACCTACAACTGTATCATAATGGAAATGCTAGCTATATTGAACATGCAAATACCTCCGGTTCAGGTCATTTATATATTCAGAATAATACTGTTAATAGTGACGTAATTTTACGTGCAAACAGAAGTAACTCACAGACGCCTTTCTTCCGTGCGGATAGCTCAAACGGCGCAGCGCGAATCTATCACGATGGTAGCGAGAGATTAGCTTCATCTTCATCTGGTGTTACGGTTACAGGAACCCTTGCAGCAACCGCTATAACGGGTGATGGTTCTGGCCTTACTGGTCTTTCCTCTGACTTAGTCAATGATTCTTCACCTCAATTGGGTGGTAACCTAGATACTAATGGTCACGATATCACTGCTAGTGCAGATTTTACTCTTGACACTACTGGTTCTATCACTCTTGATTCAAGCACTGGAACTGCTTATTTCGCACAAAGTGGAACTAATTTCCTACACTTGTTTAAATCAGGTTCAGCTACAGGATTCAGACACCCAAGAACTGCTGGTGGAACTTTCGAGTTTCAAGGTTACTTTAACTCGTCAGTGATTGGTGCTTTAAAACTGGACATGACCGATAACGGAACTGCTACCTTTAACCATGACGTAAAGCTTAAGGACTCTAGCGAACTTGTACTTGGTACAGATAGCGACATGAAAATAATGCACGATGGTACTGACTTCTTAGCGGAGAGTACTGTAGGTGACATTAAAATTAGAGCGTCTGGTGATAATAAGGGTATCTATTTACAGCATCGTGACATAACAAATAGTACTTATGTAGACGCCTTTAGTTCTAGTGGATTTAATGGAAGAGCTTATGTTAACTATAACGGAAGTTATAGGTTTATATCTAATTCTTTTGGTTCTCAACAAGATGGCGATATGGATAGAAGACAAGGTGTTGTATACGCATCTTCAACTAGAGTAGATAGCGCAACTGTTGCTACAACAACTGCGACTGAAGTATTCTCTGTTCCATTCCAGAATGATTCTTTAAACCGAAATGTTCTGTCTTTTGAAGCAGTAATCCAAGTTAAAGATACTGTAAATGAAGCTAACCAAATATCGAAAGTACTCGTAGTTACCGATGGTTCTGACGCATATATTTCTTCTTATGGCGAAACCACGACTACAGGTTCAGCCTTGGCAGGATTCACTGCAGACTTATCAGGTAATAACATGAGACTCTTGTCTACGTGTAACTCCAGTAACTCTACACTAATCAAAGTACATGCTACTTGTATGTATGACCTTATGCCTTAATTAAGTTGCCCTTCGGGGCAGCTTTCCCTTAACATTTTATGGAAAGTGAAATGAAATGACTAATAGAAATTTTAAAGTAAAGAATGGCCTAGATGTAAGCGGAGACGTAGTAGTTTCAGGCACCGTAGACGGGCGCGATGTAGCAACGGATGGCACAAAGCTGGACGGGATAGCTACGGGTGCCAATGTTGGCATTGGTAGTTTGGCTGCAGATGATTCCCCACAGTTGGGTGGTGTTCTTGATGTAAACGGACAAGCAATTGATTTCGGGGATGATGAATATCTACGGTTGGGAGACAACAACGAACATAGAATTTACCACAAGGGAAGTGGCAGCGCTTTAAGACTTGAAGCGACAAGTGCAGGTAAATCAATTGAAGTAAGAGGTGGGCCTAGCTCCAACTCATTCTTTAGCGTTTTAGATGCTAACGGAACGAACATAATTAAAGCAACGATGGACGGTACCAGTAGTGGGGTTACTCTGCACCACGGCGGTGGAACAAAACTTGCCACATCATCATCTGGTGTAACCGTAACAGGAACCCTAGAAGCAACAGCCGTAACGGGCGATGGCAGTGGGCTTACTAACCTTCCTGCTCAATCTGACAGCACCAAAATGCCGCTAGCAGGTGGCACATTTACTGGTGACGTATCCTTTGGCGACAACGACAAAGCCATATTCGGCGCTGGCTCTGACCTCAAGATATATCATGATGGCAGCAACAGTGTAATAGAAGATGCTGGCACTGGCCTTCTGAGAATACAAACAGGTCAATTATATGTCACTCAGGATGATGGCACAACTCCTATGTTTGCTACAAGCAGCGGCGCATCAGTCATATATTACAATGGTTCTTCAAGGCTCATGACCACCAATGCTGGTGCTCAAGTATATGGAACCCTAGGTGTAACTGGCACCGTAGACGGTCGTGATGTAGCCGTCGATGGTACTAAATTAGATGGCATTGCAACAGGTGCTAATGTTGGTATTGCGACAACGGGCGGCTCATTTACTGGTGACGTATCATTTGGCGAAGACGACAAAGCGACTTTTGGAGCTAATGATGATTTAGAGATATATCACGATGGCACCCACCATATAATAGACGCGGGTGGTACCGGTATTCTCAGGATGTACACAGACCAACTTTATCTTGCAAGTAAAGATAACCAATATATCGGGCTGGTTGTAAGCCCTCTTGGTTCAACTACTCTTTACAAAAGCGGTGTGAGTAAGCTTACTACGACTACTAATGGTGTTCAAATAATGGGTAACCTAGTAGTAACAGGAACCGTTGATGGCCGTGATATTGCCCAAAACATCCCATCTTCTTTTGGTACTGCAGGTCAAGTACTTACAGTTAATGAAGCTGAGAATGCTACTGAGTGGGTAGATGCTAGTGGCGGCGGCGGTGGTACTGCTCTAATACTAGACACTACAAATGCAACAGCGACTGCTCTTACTTTTGACGGTGCAGCGGCATCTGCGGCTAACCAAATTGTTGCAGCTTCTGATACAGCTATTACTTTTGACGGTACTATAACTGCACTGCAGAATGGCGCTCAATCATATGGCTCATGGAAAATTGAAGGATTGTTGGTAAATGATGGTGGTACAACTACTCTTGTTAACAGTGTGATTACTACTATATCAAATCCTTCGAATTGGGGTATATCTCTTTCAGCAGACAACACCAATAATGCCTTGTCTATTACTGCTACAGGTGAAGCCAGCCATAACATACGATGGGGTTCTACTATAAGAACTACCGAAGTAACATATTCGTAGAGAAAGGATAAAACAAAATGAGTTTATTAATTGATTATTCAGACGGATTTTTTGAAGCTACAGTCCAAGGGGAACTTGTCGGTTCCTTGACAGGTAATGCAACATTAGATTTAGCTTCAGGGAATATTTTTACACATAGCCCAAGTTCTAATGTTACTTATGTATTCAATAACCCTCCTGCAACAGGTAGTGGCTATAGCTTTACAATTAAAGTCAGTCCTTCCTCAAGTGTATCGCTTACTTGGCCTTCCTCAGTGAATTGGACTGACGGTTCAGCACCTACTGCGCCTTCATCGGGTAGTACAAGTGTTATATCACTTTTCACTACAGACGGTGGTACTAACTACTACGCCTTTCCAATAGGGTCGAGCATGTCATGAGTGTTCGTATTGATTATAGCGGCGGCAGGTTTGCAGTTAATAAAACCGAACCTGTCGTCACAGTTGCCGCACCTAGCGGTACCTACGATGAACACTATGACAAAGTTCTTTTCTTGATGAAAGGAACTGGCAGTAACGGAAGTAATACTATTACTGATGAGACTGGAAACTTTACTCTTAGTTCTACTTCAAGTAGTTACCCAGAGATAAGCACAGCTCAAAGTAAATTTGGTGGTTCTAGTGTATTTTTCTCAGGGGATGCTGTTGGTGAAGAATTAATTATGAGTGGCTATAGCAACAGTCTTGGTTTTGGAATAGACGATTTTACTATAGAGTTTTGGTTAAGGTGGGATGGTACAGGCACCAGCTCTCAGTATATTTATGATGGTGGATACCAAGGTCAAACTGGCCTTTATAGCGAAGGGTTTCAAATAATCCGACAAGACGGTAGTATGCAAGTAAAGTTTCGACGACGTACCGAGACGATGGAAAGCCAACCCCAATTTAATGCTAATGGCACTATAACAGCAAATACTTGGTATCACTTTGCTGTTGTAAGAGATAGCACAAGTATGCGTATTTACAGAGATGGTACTCTAAATGCAGAAAACACTAGCTATGCATCTGTCGATTTAACTGAACCTCACGCTGATGTCGCAATTGGTAGAGACATGTCAGGTAGCGCCGCGATGCCATTTGGAAGAAAAATGTTTACTGGTTGGCTTGATGACTTTCGTATAACTAGAGGTATTGCAAGATACACTTCTAACTTTACAGCACCTACAGCAACTTTTCCAAGTAATTTAGCTTCTACAACTATAGACCTTTCTGCAGGTAAATTCTTCAATTATTCACCTTCAATAACATCTGCTATTGAGTTTAGTAACCCTCCTTCTTCTGGAGAGGAAGGTACTTATGTTTTAAAAGTTACTCCAACTGCAGCAGTTAGTCTTCATTTTCCAAGTTCTGTAATTTGGACTAATGGTATTGTACCTACGGCCCCTTCATCTGGAGACGTGGCTGTTTATATTTTTACAACTAACGATGGTGGAGTAACATACTCTGCTTCTAAAGCAGGGGGTGACATGTCATGAGTGCTTCTTCAAGATTAATAAGAATAGGGGCAGCTGGGTTTTCAGGAACAGGCGGCACCCCTCAAATAATTGGCGCTGACCGCAACAGGGGTGACCATAACAGTTACTCAACTTATACAAGCTATGATGCCCAACTAAATATAACTGGCAACGCTGCTTGTGTATTTGTTGTAGTACGAACAGTTATTGACAGCGGAAACAACTCTACTTGCGCACTTTCTGTAGACGGTGTTTCTGCAACAAAACTGAGTAATAGTGCATTTACCCTTGGGGGTATGACTTCATATACTGAATCTTACTATTTGTCATCGGTTCCTACTGGTGGGGTTATAGCAGCAATGTCTGGTGGGAGTGCAGTTAGGAATCATGAGATATACGCATTTATGTTGGATAATGACTCAACACCTACAGTTACGCATTCTACTGGTTCGTCGTATGCTACCAATGGAGGCAATCACCTAGTTACTGTTGCTAACACTATACCTGCAAACGCATTTATATTTATGCAATATGGTGGTGCTGACAAACTTAATCACGACAGTATAACGACTAACCAATCGACGTCGTTGGCACCTATAAGGGGTGTTAAGACTAACAATAGAATTCATCACATGACATATGTTGCCTCGTATGTAGTAAGTAGTTCAACATCATTTTCAAATTACCTACCGTACGAGTCACATTTCAATACTTACATACCACAAAAACTTCTTGTTCAATTTTAAGGAAAAACAAAAATGTATATTAAGATTGCAAATGGTGAACCTAGCCAGTTTCCTTACACGATTGGCCAGTTTCGCCGTGACCACCCAAAAACTTCTTTCCCACAGGACATACCTGTTGCTATTTTAAATAGTTACAGTGTATACGAAGTTACTCAATTAGATACTCCTGACTATGACTTTCTAACACAAACTGCTACAAGGGCAACGGAGCCTACTCTAGCAACCGATAGCGCTATCTATGAACTAGGTTATGTTATTACGGACAAGTCACAGTCTGAAGCCGAATTTGAAGTCAGAAGCCATCGCAATGCGCTAATCTCTGAAACAGATTGGACAGCATGTTCTGATGTTACTATGCCAACAGAAATGGTAGCTTATCGTCAGGCACTACGCGATGTAACAAATCAAGAAGGTTTCCCTTTTAACATCGTCTGGCCAGAAAAACCAGTTTAAAAAACACAAAAGGAAATAAAAATGGCTTTACAAACAGGCGGAGCTATCTCCTTAAACGAAATACATGTAGAGGCGGGGGGTTCTTCGGGAACCTCCGCTTCAATTAACGACTCAGATATTCGTAGTTTAATTAATAAGTCTTCGGGTTCTCAAATGTCATTCAGCGAGTGGTATGGTGCTAGCGCTGAAATTCTTGCAACTAGCTTTACTTATGCAGAAGATGACGATAACACAGCAAATGATATATCGCAATGGAAAGGTACAAGTACAATTCAAACGCATGTCGTTGTTCCAAACAACGGTTCTTCAAACACGGATACTGTTACTACAGCTTGGGCTGACCCTAGCGCAGTTACTATTAACCCAACATTCTTTTCTAACTGGCCAAATAATGGTACAAACTATGCAAATTGGAATCCAGGAATCAACATGCAAACCAATATCCTATCGGGTGGCGATGCCATAAGCATTGAGTTGTATGATATGCCAAAATATAACGGTTCTTCTACGGGTGTATTAAATAATGGAAACTACCCTTCTCCAAGTTCAAACCAATCTCTTTGGTCTACATGTACTATTTCAATAAGAGGTAGTAGCTCTGGAAGAGTTTGTAGTAGAACAGTTTCTAGAACAAGTGGTAGCTTTGCCGCAGTTCCTGGATACGTGAGAGCTGATACGTTATCAACTACAACTGCAAGGTATCCACCTTATGTTAGATGGACTTATACTACATCGAGTAATGGTTTAGCATCTACTTTCTCACCTAGCTTATCTACTTTAACTCTTAATGAAGTACTAACTGTAAAACTTGTGTTTGCGTAGGGAGAATAATTATGAATAAACAAGAATTAAAAGATTGGTTTTTTGATGGTTGCCCAAACATGCTACAATTTTGGGTGGAATCTGAGAAAACAATATGTGGTTCAAATAACTTAGAACAAGAAATGTTAAATAACGATATTGAAACCCCACATGACTGGTTAATATATTGTAGAGACAATAACCCAAACCCTCATGATGCACTAAGGTCTACGTTTACAACACCCTTAGACTTTTCTACGGATACCCCGCAAGAATTTGATGGGGGTACTCCGTCCTTAACAAATTGGAAGATGAACGCTTCTAGGTTTGTTTACTTTGATAACGAGTGGTATAGCCATTGTGGTGTAGTTGGAGTTAAATCAGTTAGCGAAATAACAGCTATCAAGAATGAAATTAAAAGAAGGGAATATATTGACATAGTAATCATAAAAGGTTGGAGGCTAAACCCTTAATGTTTAAATACTCTAAAGGAAAGATGTGGGCAGTTTATTGGCTATCTGTTCTATCTCTTTTTGTTATGCCAATCACATGGACAACGCTTATTGCCTTTATTTGCTTTCAAGGTCTTGGGATAGTAGTGACATATCATCGTTACTATGCTCATAAAAGTTTTGAGTTTAAACACCCTCCTTTAAAATGGATACTTAGCTATTTTGCTATGATGGGTGGGCAGGGTAGCCCAATGATATGGACAGCAACCCATAGGATGCACCATAGATACGCTGATACTGAAAAAGACCCTCACAGTCCTACCCATGGTTTTCTAAGGAGCTTTCTAGTACCTACATTTGAGCCTTGGGATTTAAGAATGGTAGCCTCAATGTCTAGAGACAAAAGACAGGTTATGCTTCAAAATTATTACTTTCTTATTATACTAGTAAGTTGGTTTATATCTTATCTTATTGGACTGCCACAAGTAATACAAGGAACAGCCTTGGCTTTTCTTTGCACAAATGTGGGTAACTACTTAGGTCATATGATTGGCTATAAAAACTTTGAAACAAAAAGTCTTGACACAAATCACTGGTTTGTTGCCTTAATCTTTTTTGGAGATGGTTGGCATAATAACCATCATCACAATCCTAGCCGATTTACTACTCAAGTAAAGTGGTGGGAATTTGATATTGCTGGTTTTGTTATTAAACATTTACTAGCAGATAAAACAACACTAAAATAATCACGGCAGGGCTGTGATGGCCCTGTTCCTTTCAACTCTCTCAAAAGGAACTCTCAATGTCCAAACGTAAATCACGCTATGCAGAAAAGAAAGCTAAGAACGAAAACGTAGTTAGCTTATACTCTTTTAATATGATACCTAAGAATGATAAACAAGACTATCTCATTCGAGCTATTAAGGCATCACCTATTACAGTCACTATGGGCTGTGCAGGTACAGGTAAAACATATTGCAGCGCAGGAACGGTTGCACAACTATTCGCCAATGGTAAGAATGGTTACGAGAAAATTGTATTGACTCGTGCTAACGTTCCAACAGGTAAATCTTTAGGTCACTTTCCAGGTACCATAGAAGAAAAGATGACACCTTGGTTAATGCCTATGCTAGAAGTACTTAAGAAGGCTTTTGGTAAAGGTAAGTTTGAATACATGTTAAGCAAAGGACAAATTGAAATACAACCAATAGAAACCATCCGTGGACGCTCATACGAGAACTCACTAGTATTAGTGGATGAAGCTCAGAACCTCTGCATGGATGAATTAAAAGCAATTACAACACGTATAGGAGAGAATACGAAGTTAGTACTAATGGGAGACCCTGCTCAGTCAGACGTTGATAACGGTAAAGACTTAGTAAGGTTTTGTAGAAAAGTAAACGACAACGGCATAGACTTGCCTGTTGTTCAATTTGGAGTTAATGATATTGTGCGTTCTGACATCGTGGCTGACTTAGTCAAGATGTTTATAGAAGAGCGCCTCTAAGAGCTTCGGAGGGCAGCGGTAGGGCTTGTTGGATGGTAACCCCCATTCAGTGAGCTCTACCTACGGTCTCTGTGGCAGAGAGTGAGAGAGAATGTTTACAGACACAGAGATACGCCTAGCAATAGCTAAAGCGGAGAAAGAAATAAACTTTAGAGCAGGACATGCAAGTAAGTATGTTCGTGGATATAATGATTGCCTAGCTTTGTTGATGTCGTATGATACACATCTAAGAGGAATGTACTCCAAAGCATATGGCCTGATTGACTTCAACTGGGAGTCATCAAAGGAATTCGGAGAAAAGCTTTACTATGAAAAGCGAATGACTCCAGCAGAATTAACGCAGTATTGCGGATATAAAATCGTCCTTAGTAAAAGACCCCAACTAGGTGACATAGCATTTGAGAATGGGTCGGCAATGATAGCAGGAGATGCCTTTTGGATATCTACCTGTGAAAGTAATAGAGGTGTTGTTAATAAGAAACAGCGTATGTTCCTCGAAAGACACCTTAGCTTTTTAGCCAGACCGGAGAAATAAAATGGCAGCATATACATATAAGGGTTCACAAATTGTAACCCCTTTCACAATCTTTTCAAACCAGCCTGTATACGAAGTACAGACAGTTTCATTAAAAACACAACGCTCGTCCCAGAATGTTCAACGTTGGGAAATTAGCTTTACAACAGTTAACACAGAAGAAACAGCAGCAGATATGCTAGTAGGTTTAGTTGATAATATTGACACAGTTGAAACTACGGTTATGCCTCAACTACCTAGTGCACAGCTTTCTACTTCTACAGTTACTTTGCGCCCTAACGTTCTTCATGTTGCTGGTTCAACTTCAATTGTTTTAAATACAACAAGTACTCTCGCAGGAGATATCTTAAAGAAAGGTACTTTTGTTCAATTTGATAACCACGATAAAATATACATGGTTACTACTGAAACAATTTTATCAGGAGCAACATCAACAATAGGTATATTCCCCGCTTTAAGGCAAGACATTACAACATCAACAAACTTAAATATAAACGGTGCAGTGTCTTTTAAGCATTTAAGAAGCATTGATACTATGTCAGGTATTACATTTAATGACGGTGTATTGTCAAGTCCTGGAACTATTACTTTGATTGAGGCTTTATAATGAGAAATTTTTCTAGTAGTGTTCAAAACTTAATTGATAGCGACAGTATTAGGTTTTTCTTTCTTATTGAATTAAACTTTTTTAACAATTATTACCTAACATCTTATCACACAAATATTTCTTATAATAACAACGCTTATTTAGCTGATGCGGGTTTATACGAGTATGACTCACCTGCTATGTCTTCTGTAGTTGACCGTGAAAGTTATAGAATAGTTATATCCGATGTTTCTGATGTTATGATTGAAGAGTTTAAATTAAATGTTGTAGGAAAACCTATTACAGTTCTTTGTGGTTTATTAGATTCTAATGGTCAACCCTTGCTCGGTACAAATAACTTAATTAATGTTTATAACGGCTTTGTTGACTCACCTAGCATTAACAATGATTTTAATCAAAAGACTGCTATCCTAGAAGGTACATCACCAATGTCAGACTTAGATGCTGTAAATAATTTTGTTGTTTCAAGAAACGGTATGGACCAAAAGTCTATCACAGATACTTCCTTTGATGATATCTTTGATGACAATAACGTTAATATTAAATGGGGGAAAGTATAATGGGAATAGACCCAATTAGCATTGGAATTATGCTTATCTCAACCGCTTACCAAGCTAACAAGCAAGCGGAAATGAAAAAGAAAATGGCTAGAGAAGCTGATAAGCATAAAGGATTTAAATTTACTCAGTCCGGAGAAGCTGTAAGTCTTCCTGTTGTTTATGGAAAACAAGTACTAGGTGGCATTGCAACGAAAGTGACAGTTACTAGTAATTATACTCATGCTTCTACTTCAGGCGATGTTAGTTTTACTCAAGGTTTTGATTTACAAAATCAGTTTGGAAGTAAAAATGAGTTTCTTCATGCTCAGTATGCTTTGTGTCATGAAGGGATTGACTCTGTTAAACATATAAAAGTTAACGGAGACGATTACAATAATTTCGCTTCTAAGTTTCAACACCATTTAAGAACTTACACAAACGGCGGTTCTGAAGACACAATTGCAACCGCTAATGGCTTTCCGTCTTCTAACCGTATGACGGGTGTTGCAAATTGTAGCTCAACTTTTAAGCTAAATCGTGACGAACAAAACTATAGTGGAACCCCTGATTTAGAATTCTTTGTAAACGGTTTAAGAATTAAATCAATTATAAAAAGTGGAAATAACTACTCATTAAGTAGTTCTAAAACGTACTCAAATAACCCTGCTTTAGTGTTATTAGACTATTTAACAAATTCTGCCTATGGGCGTAGTTTATCTTCAAATTATATTGATTTAGAGTCTTTTTATAACGCAGCACGAACTTGTGCTAGTATCGTATCCACTGGCAGAGAAATTGGAGGTCACGTTAATTCTGCTGACCCCGTTAGTGCTTTTGCTAACTTAAGTTCTTTTCCTGTAGAAGGA